AGCAGCAGTAGTCGGAGTAGTACAAGCAGACGATGACGGTAATGCCGCTTCGTCACCTAAACCAGTAGTAAAAGCAAAGGAAATTTAATGGCTTACATACCAAAAGAAGGTAGCGGTTCACTTTTTAAGAACACCAAAAAAACTACCGACAACCACCCAGACTATAACGGTTCAATTATGCTGCAAGGCAAAGAGCATTGGTTTTCAGCTTGGGTAAAAGAAGGCGCTAAAGGCAAGTTTTTTAGCGTGTCTGTTGGCAAAGTTAAAGAGCCTATGGGTTTTAAACCTGCTGGGTCTGACGAAATTATTGACGACACGCCATTTTAGGAGATGAATATGCTAAGTCAAATACGAGATGTTATTGGAGATAAAGCTATAATTTCTACTGAGCCTTTTGGGGTAGATGAAGAAAGACAGCTAATAGCGTTTGAAGTAAATGACTTAGCTGCGGTACTTCGTGAGGTAATACAAGCCTGTGCGGATTGTTGTTTAAATACTGTTGACAGAGAAGCTATACTAGAATTACTTAATTAAGCAGTTTAAAGGGGAAAATATGTCACAACATTGGTATTGCGCCATTACAGGCGCACCACGCTATACCATGACTGGTAAGAATGGCAAAGAAAGAAATGTTACTTTGCGAGACGCTAAAGCAGCGCCTGGGACATTAGTCCCGTCAGTCAGCACAATAAATGGTCAACTTTCCAAGGATGGCCTTAATTCATGGTTACAAGGCGAGGCTATTAAAGCCTGCATTGAAAACCCACGCCAAGACGGTGAAGACGAAAAAGACTACATTGCTCGTTGTATGGAGTTGGCAAAGAAAAAGTCCCAAGAGGCAATGAATAGAGGCACAACTATTCACGACTGGGTTGAGAGCTTTTATAACAACGAATTTATACCTGATACACCTTCTTATGTCATTTCTGTAGATAAGGCTATAACAGCCCATTTTGGCACTCAAGTGTGGATTCCAGAACAGTCATTGGTAAATGCCCAAGAAGGTTATGGCGGCAAATGCGATTTATATTGCAAGCCAAGCGTAGGCTTTGGAGGGGTAGTGATTGACTTCAAGTCGACAGAAAAAAGCCCTGGTGAACTAACACCCTACTTAGAGCATACACTACAGCTTGCAGCCTACAGAGAAGTTTTAGCGCCTACCGCTAGATGTGCCAATGTATATATAAACGGCACTACTAACGAAGTTGCAATATATGAGCATAAAGAACAAGACTTACGAGACGCTTACGAAATGTTTTTAGCATTGGTGAAAATTTACAAACTTAAAACTGGTTTAAACTAACAACGGGGGCGAGGTGATTTCCCCTTTTCGCCTACCATGTCTGTCCGTGCAGACCGCCCCCACCTTATTTATGAGGGAAAGCAAGTGTTTTTCGTGCTTCACATACACGATTGCAAATACCTCACCCAGTTTTAAGGCGTTAAGCCGCCAATGTAGGATGCAGTAATTGGGTAATTTTGCGGCTTTCTCGCCCATTGATAACAACTGCCAAATACAGCCTTGTTGTTTGTTTGCCACATTAGGGTTTGTCATAGTGGCTTCCCCTTGTTTTTTGCAATAAATTACTTACATAGCAGGTCAATGACACTATTCAGCTCTATGGCTCTTAGAGATTTCAGACTAAAAAGACTTTGACTTGCTACTTTTTTTAAAGGAAAAATGGACACTTATGTAAGGCGAGTCTTTGAGGGTGAAGCCCCTTGCGACAAATGCAGCCAAGCCGAAGATTGTAGAGCGTATGACTGGGCCTGTAGGGCATTTTCTTACTATGTGTATAACGGGTTTTTTGAAGAACATACTGCCCGTATGCCAACTAGAGAAATGTTTGACAAAATATTTAAAGAAGACGACAAAGCACTTAAAAACTATTTGAAAGCACTAAGGGAGAAAGAATGAACGCAAATGAACTAGCTGATTTATTAGACAAAGCTACAGACACAATAGAAAAATTAAAGGAACAAGTAGCGTATTGGAAAGAAAAATTTAACAAAGCTATGGAGATGCAAGAGAAATGAGTACACGCAGCGTAGGAATGTTAGGTAAAACCTATAAAACAAGCCAGGAAGCGTTTAAAGACGCAGACTACTATGTGGCTATAGAAAGACCGCAACAAAACGAATACAGCGTGATTTGGGGCTTTCTAGGGGCATTGGCGTTTGTAGCAGTATTTGGGTATTGCTTTTACTTAACAATTATGCGTTTTTAGCCATATTTAGGGCTTCTTTTTCTTCATTGTCTACACGACTAAGCCAGCCTTTGCCAAAGATAGGAAAGGTTTTTAATGTACGGTAATACTCTCGCCTAGCTTCTGAGAATTTAGAGATAAGAGTTGCACTATTACTGTCGGAAATAAGTCCTCTTGTTCTTGGCCCAATAACTCCGTCAGGTACGCACCCAATAACTGATTGAAACAATTTAATTGCTCTGCCTGGGCCTGCGTTAACTGCCATGGAAAATATAACAAAGTCGAGTCCCCTAGGTAATACTTCTCCATAGCAAGGTCTCCAGTATTTTAATTCGTACAACGGGGCTACATCTTCTTTAGTGAGTTTTTTAAGGCTTTCTACGGGATGACCTACATACTCTTCCCAAACACGCTTAGTAACGCCTAAATTTGTTTCTCCGCCAGGGTCATTAGGGTTATTTACCCAACCACCTTCTGACTTTAATACCAAGTCTAAACATTCTTTAAAACTCATTTAATACCCATTTGCTCGTTAATCCACTTCTGTAGACTAACTATTTGCTGGGTTGTTTCAGCGCATTGTCCAGCAAGAAGGTTGTAGGCGGTGACTGCATCAAGACCGCTGGTGGCGTTGGAAATGGTGGGCAAGCTGCTGGTATTGGGTTGGCGCACCCCGTTAGCATAATACTGGCGCAAAAGAGCCAGTTTCGCATTGTATTCATTTTCAATTCCTTTAGTAACTAGGGCTTGTTGTTTAGTGATTGACTCGACTTTTGCTTCTTGAACTTTGGCGGCAATTTCAACCGACTTCTTGTATTCAACATATCGTGAATAGCCCAGCCACCACCCAGAACCGAAAGCAACAGATAAGATAGCACCAATAATTGCCAATTTAGCATAGTCAATCATTCTACAGGCCCAGTAGTGATAAAGCGCAATACAGCAGTAATAATACCAATCCCAACCAAAAGTATTCCATAGTATTTATCGCTAATGACCGATTGTAAGTAAGAAAAGTTATCAAAAATTGCGCCAAAAACAACAAGTAACAACGAAAACCACATTGTCTTGCTTTGGTACGACTTTTTCATTTTGTGCTGATGTAGTGGGAAACAAACCCAATGAAAGTAGAAAGAGCAGAAACAATAACCATGCCTGCCCAGAAACCACCACGACCTTTATTAGCCAATTCCAATAGCTGCTCCATACCATGCTCTAGCTTATCTATTTTCTTTTCCATAGCGTCTACTTGCGCTACGAGTTGGCCATACTGAAAAAGGTCGATGTCGGACATATTAGCCTGCTAGTTGTTCATCGGTTGGTTTAGAAAAGGTAGGATGTTCCCATTTAGCAATGTAATCACCTTTACCATCTGAATCATTTTGTAATGTAATTACAGTTAAAAAATCCTCAATGGTAAGACTGGGATATAAGGCTCTGATTTTGTCGTATAACATTATGAGCCTCTCACCAAAGAACCTGACATATAGGTTGCAGTAGAACCAAAAGTTAAAATAGGAGCAGTTCCACCAACTGACTGTGCATAAAATTCAATAAAATCTGTAGAACCATTTAAAGAAACTATAGTTGATACAGTAGAGCCACCATTGACATTATTTCCACCAACAAGAGTTATTCTTGTATATTTATAAATTGAACCATTTTTATAAATTGCAAGATATACTGAAGTTGCACTTGTTGTATTTGCATCAATATTAGAACAGGCAGAAATTTGATAATAACCAGCAACAGTTGGAGTAAAACGATAATTTGTTGTTGAATCGAAGTTATTATTTGTATCAAATTCTTCTGCGCTTAAAGCAACCTTTGTCCATGTACTAGAAGATATTGATTGATTTGTTGTTGGTAAATAAGCACTAAACGCTGGGCCAGCAACAGCAGTAGCAGCAGAACCTGTTACGCTAGTAATTCCTAATGTTCCATCTAATACAATAGACATATTAAACCCCTTGAGTAGGTGTTACTTCAACAGGTACTTCAGCAACTATTTCAGCCGCTACAGCAGCATCATAAACAACTTGTTCTTCTGCTGTGTATTCAATTTGAGTAGTTGTGCCTGTTTCTAAATTTACTTCAATTCTGTGTGTCATGATTAACCTTCGTAAAGAATGTTGATTGAGCCAGCGTCAAATGTATCTGTTCCGTTTACTGTTGTTATGCGGACTCGGTCTAATACACCACCTAATGTTACTTGTCCACCAACCAAATAAGTATTAGTAGTTGATGATTGTGAAAAAACACCACTTGCTACATAGGTTGAACCTGAAAGCAAAAGAATGGACATTGCCCCTTGATTTGTTCTAGCTGCTGAACCTTCATTTATTCCAAATCCTGTTGTGTAATTTGAAGTAGTAAGTGAAGCTGACCCCAAATTAGATGATGCTCCACCATATCCTGTAGTAGTTACAGAACCTGACCCTATTTGAATTAAATATGCAGAAGTTCCATTGGTAGAAACACCTTGAAACATTACAGTTACACGCTTTACCCAACTAGGGATAGAGGTAAAGTCTATACTTGTACCTGATGTAGAGGCTACGGCTGTGCCACTTACTAATTGACCATAAGCACCAGTAGAATCTACAGTTAGTTTAGTTGTGCCATTGCTTTGTAAAGCTAATGCACCGCTAGTATCAGCAGTTTGTACAATGCCTGAAGAAGTTGAAGCGTTAATTGTCGCTGTCATTTTTTATTCCTATTCGTACAAGATGTTGATTGAGCCAGCATCGAATGTATCTGTTCCGTTTACTGTTGTTATGCGGACTCGGTCTAATGTTCCGCCTAATGTAACTGAACCACCGCCAGTTGCAACGGCTACAGTTGAATATGCTGCTGCATGGCTAGAAACCCAAAGATTTCCGCTTACTAAAGTAATTACCATGTGTCCTGAAACACCAGTTGCGGCAGTATCAGATTGAATTGGAAATCCTGATGTTGATGAGGTAACTGCCGAACCTGTACCAGAAAAACCACCACCACTTGAAACATACCCAGTTGATGTAACAGAACCAGCACCAATTTGGATTAATTTATTACTTGTTCCACTAACAGATACTTGGTTAAACATTACAGTAATTCTGCGTACATTGGCTGGAATACTTGTAAAGTCAATAGAAGTACCGCTTGTAGAGGCTACGGCAGTACCGCTATTTAATGTACCCAATGTGCCTGTAATTTGCGGCAAAGTTTGGGTATAAGTACCAGCTACGGTTGGGGCGGTTACTGTAATAGCACCGCTAGTATCTCCTGAAATTACGACTGAGGACATATATTTTCCTTAAAGAACAACCCAGCGACTACCGCTAGGAACTGTTACTGAAACGCCAGTATTAATAGTAATTTTGCCTGTTGTATTGGCATTATAACCGCTAGGAATAGTATAGGAAGTAGTAATATATTGACCATTTAAGTTAAATATCTGGTCAGTACCACCACCTGTAGCTCCACCACCTATGCTAGACCATGTGCCATAAGTGTATGAGCCACCTGTTGCATTTGTGCCAGGATTTGACCCCATAACATAAGTAAAGGTGTTAGAACCTGTAACTGTAATGGTAAAAGTACCGTTATAAGCACTAGGAGTAGCCCCTGAAACAACGACTACAGAGCCTGTAGAAAGGCCATGTGCGCCTGCTGTTGTTAAAGTAGCAGTAGTAGTGACATAAGTAATGCCAGAAACAGTAATTCCAGCAATACCACTTTTATAGCCTTCATAGCTGTTTATGGTGGTATTAAAGCGAATTTCGCCAGAAGCAGGGACAGCAGGTCTTTGGGCAGTAGTACCGTTTGGAAGTTGTACAAAGCCAGTAGATGAGCAAGTGACATCGCCAGTAAAGGTAGGAGTGGTAAATTGAGAATATTCCACCGAATTACCAGTTACTGTGCCTGCAACTAAGTTAACAATTTTGTTACTATTTGCGTTTAAATTGCCTGTTAATGGGGTTTGACCATCAGCCGCCAAAGAGCCTGTAAGGGCTGTAGCAATGTCATTCATAGTGCCATTAGCCCATACCGTAGAAATGGTTGAGCCTGATACTACAGGGTTTGTTGCTGGGAGTGTATAGACTCCGCTACCGTTTCTACTCATTATTTATTCTCCGAAGTACTGCCAAGGCGTTGCATTAATAACATTTTAGCTAATTGTCTTGTTTCTTGGGGCGAAGGAAGTGCATTTTTTACCCCTTGCGGAATAATTCGACTACTTTCTTGTTGAATTAAGCGGTTTTGCATAGGGGAAGACAATACTAATTTTCTAGCGGCTGGTCTAGCCAATAAAGTTGCCAAACTTAATGCGCCACTTGTTGCCTTGTCTTCACCACTAAGCAAAGAACTTCCTCCGGCAATTCCGGCGGCTGTGAAATCTAAAGGACTGATGCCAATAGTGCCACCAATTCTTTCTGGCATTTGCGCTGCTCTGGGAAATGCTTGACCAAATTGAGCAATGTCTTTTAATTCGCCACTCATAGGTTTTCCAGCCTGTAAACGACTAGCAAGTTGTTTAGCGTCAACTGTGCCAGTAGTTTTATTCATTGCTTTTTCAACTGTATAAGTTTTTGCAATAAGCTGACGAGCTTCTTTAAATTTGTTTAAAGCGTCAGGTTCACCTAATTTACTTAAATGCCCTTCAATAGCATCTTCTAATGCGCTTGCAGCATCTTTTGTAGCTTTACCAAGGTCATTATTGCCGGCACGGTAAGCTACATCAGCTTCAGTTCTTAATTGTTTAATTCGTGAAACTGCTGAACCAGAATCAAAAGCATCTTTTCTAATTGAGCCAATAGTGTCTAATATTTGTTTAGATGTAGCATTTGGAAAATTAATTTCAGCTTTTACTGCATTTTCTGCGGCTTTATCTAAAGCATTATGAAAACTTTTTTGAGGAATAATAATGCCAGCATTGCTGATTCCTTCATAAACTTGACCAGCCTTATCTCTAACAGATTTAAGCACTTCTGGGCTAAGAATAGTGTCCTCAGGCAATCCTAAAGATTTAGTGGCTAATTTATTAGTAACTTCTTGATTTCTAACGCTTGCTTCTTGTAATGTTGAAGCCTTACCTGCCAAACCTTCTAAAAAGCGATTAACAACACCACCACCAGCTTGTGTTGGAGGTACGGTGTAACCAGCTTCTATTGCTTTTTCTACGGCTGTATTCATTTGTGGAGACAATTTTGTGCCACGCAATGCATCAGCAATTTTTGAGCCTACAGTACCAACTAAAGGTAAACCGCCACCCAATGCAGACTGAATAGCAATATCTTTATTTTTTGCATTTCTAAAATCTTCAGTAGACATTCCAACTTCTTCAGGGTTTGCCAATGCAGAAACTGCACCTGTTGCCATTCCTTGACCTACAGCCTTTGTAAAACTAGGAATAGCACCAACACCACCAGTAGCAAAATAAGGCGCAGCTTGACCAACCATACTTGCTACTTTTAATGCAGTAGGTGAACCAGACGCTTGTTGTGTGCCAGTTTCAATTTGATTTAAAGCATTTAAACCTTCTTCAGGAATAGATAAATTACCTTTTGAGGATTCTCCGCCAAAATAACGGTTTACTGTTTGAGCTAATCCACCCACATTCTTTGCTACGCCAGTTGCCACATTAATAGGCAATGCAGCAGCCGTTGTAAATCCCTTACGAGCAGTTTCAGTTGCGCCTGTAGGTGCAGAGCCGTAGGAAGAAGTGTTTAATGGTACTCCGCTTACTGGGTCATATTGAATGTCCTCAGCCGATTGGGTGTACATATTCCCCTGCTCAGGTTTAGCAGGTGCTTGATTTTGAAGTCGAAGCCTAGCGTTTGCTAGTGCTATAGCCTGTTCTGGGGTCATTGAAATGCTGCCTTTTCTTCGTCAGTCATTACATTCCATTGTGCTTGTGTTACGCCAGCAGGTATTCCGCCTTTATTACTTTTAGGAAGAGGTTTTAAAGAAACTGGATTAGCACCATACCAATTTTCGCTACCATATTTTTGGTTAGCATTATTAATTTTTTGTTGAAGAACATTGTCAGTATTAGTAATCCAATCTTGCAATGCTTTAGCATTTCCGTAACCTGGAAATGAGCTTTTAGCCATCATAATATCTTTGTCAGATGCAGGGCCAGGCGGTAAATTATTAATGGTTTGCAAAATAGCGCCAGCATTAACTTTGTTTTGTGCAGAAACAGCCTCGCTACCAAGTTGCTTTGCCAAGTAACCTTTAATTCCACCTTGAGTTACATCACCTAAAATGGTGTCTGTTTTTGCAACATCTTCTGGAGAAATTCCTGCAAGTCTTTGATGTAATTCATAAATTGCTTTTACACCTTCACGGTCTTTAGCAACTTCAGTTTTACCAATAAATATCCCGCCAGGCGCAATATAGTCACCTTTTTTAGTAAAATGACCTTCACTACCACCCATTTCACCAGCTCCACCACCTGCTAATGGGCGATAAGGTGCTTGATAAATTACTTTGCCTGTTTTTTCATCAACCAATGCGCCACCAGGCGTAACATTGTGCATTTTAGGCCCTGCAAATTCTTGCTCAAGCAATTTTGAAGCAATAGCCCTAGATGTTTCACCACCTTGAGGGGCAAGCAATGTAGCCAATGCCATTTGACGATTAGGTGCAACAGCAGGCTGTACAGGGATATTGCCACCTTCAGGTGTTGGGCCTTGTTGAGTAAATTCAGGTGTGCCGTAATATTGGTTTAAACCTTGTTGTAAGTTTGCATTTTGTCTAGCTTGTTGCTGCTCAATAATGTCTTTTTCTTTTTGGGCGATTTCTCTTTCCATTGATTTGCCGGTATGAATATTTAGCAAATCAGCTAAACCTTGTAATGGACTAGCACCAACATAACGACCAGAAATCATTTGACCTTGCAAATTTTGTTTCATGCCATGTTCTCTAAGAGATTTAGCAAGTGCTTTTTGTTCTGCTAAACCAATAATTTCTGGGTTTGTGTAATCAGCCATAATATTCCTTAAACTTGGTTCTCGTATGGGTTAAACGATGGGTTAGCCATAACGCTACCGCCATTACCATAACTAGGGTCAGGCACAATATTGCCTTGGGCATCTACCATTTGTCCTAAACCAGGTGTTTTTTGCGCTCTTAAAGCATCAGCCAATGATTGCAATGGAGAACCTTTTGTAACCCCCAAAGCCTGTTGTCCTATTGCTTTCATGCCAGCCATGTTTTGTTGTTGCAAACCTTGCTGACCACCAATATTTTGCATTGTTGGCGCTTGACCGTTTAAATCAAGCATTTGTAAATATTGGGCAACATTATCCATTTTTTAACCCCACTTATTAATGCCAGCACCGCCAAGGCTAAACAAACCGCTCATTGTGGCATTAGCTCTTGCATTAGCAGCATTAGCGTTAGCTTGGTCATTTTGGTTTGAAAGTCCCATTGCACCTAAAACATCAGCGCCAGCAGTAGTTGCTTGTTGTGATGGATTTACATAGCTAGGTGAAGCAAAGGATTTAACATTAGAAGCATAGTTAAATGGTGCATTAAGGTTAGTTGTGTAAGTACCTTGTTGCTGATTATATTGTTGTGTATTTGCGGCTAAACCTGTATTTGTTCCGCTAATAACAGCACTTGTTATTAAATCGTTTTGTTGCTGGTCAAATGAGCGTTTAGCATTGTTATATGCCTCTGAACCTACGGGAATACCCTGATTAGCCATTTGTGCGTCAAATTGTTTTGACTGCATAGCTATTTGTGGTTGAAGTCTACGCATAATAGAGTCAGTCATTGTTTCGCCAGGGTTAATACCTATAGAAGGCAAACCTGTTGGGTTAAATTGACTAAAATCAAAATTACTTACAGCGCCTTTTGACTTATCTACAGCATTTTGCAAATCAGGGGCAATACTTTGTGTAGCAGTCCAAGTGGGGTTACCATAAGAATCTGTACCGCTTTGGGTGTAATTTAAATTGCCATAAGGGGTAACTTGGTTTACACGATTGGCAGCAGTTGCAGCACGAGCAGCAGCAAGATTATTTGCCGCAGTTTGATTGGCTGCACCCGTATAATCTGGTGTCGCTACTGTCTGAGGCGACCCAAATAATGTGTCCGTAATTGGACTTAAAATACCTCCACCACCACCCATGTCAATCTCCTTTTAAAGGCGCTTTTATGTCGAGCCATCGACAGTTTTCACGCCTCATAGCTAATATAACCAAATCCCCATTTATATGAGCATCTTCGATATACGCTTTATCAACAAAACCAAGGTGTCGGTCTAACTTCAGGGCTTCCTTATTTGTGGAAGCAACTGCCGCTAGTATAACCTTAACTTTCAATGAGTTAAAGGGGTAATCAAAAGCCGCCCATAATAAATCCTTACTAATCCAATTTGGCACTATTGAAGCCACATGCATACAGCAAGAATTGTCTTGAAAATTGGTATAAGCAATAACCGCCACTACTTTTTCATCAATTTCCTGCCCTATACACATGGTTTCTTTGCCAAATTGTGTACCTAAAACGCCTGCAATCCAACTTCTTAATTCTTCTTGGTTTTCTGTAGTAACTTTACGCATTACAGAACACCACCTTTTTCCATTACATAGTCTGTAGAAGCCCATTTAAGGTCAATGCCTTGAGAAGCTATTGCTAGGTTAATAGACCCTGCAAACCCTAATCCAGAAACTCCTTGCCATACCTTAGTGGTGACATCGCCAGCACTCCATAAAGCGTCATCCCAAACAGAAGTATTCCAAATACCGCCTTTTACAATAGCTGGGTTAAATGAAAGTGTGCCAAATTGGGTTTGCGTGTCAAAATCGGTGCTAATACCAGCCGCCAATGTAGGAATACCATTGTTTGTCTGTAATATAGGGCGCACCATTGTAAAACGCTTTAATTGCCCTGGGCTGTCAAAATAACTATATGCTTGTTGTGCTGTAGCTTGAATATTAGAACCATTGTCAGAGTTTGAGCTATAAAAAATGCCTACATAGCCATTGCCACCAAAATACATACTTGCGCTTCCCGAAACTTCCCAGCAATAAGCCTCTATTCCAGTAAACCTAGCCCAAGATTTTGTAATGGTGTGCATGACATACTGCTCCATTCCGTTATCTGTAGGAATAGACAAAATGAGCATATTTTCACTAGCATAGTAATTAATTTGCCAGCCAAAATTAGAGTAATAATTGGTTGCTGCTTCTGAAACCGCAAAGTAAATCTTGTCGGTCAGGTTTATACGAGGGTCTAGGCGGCTAGACTGCAATGCAGAAGCAAGTGGTACTAAGCCATCTTGAGTCAATAATAAAAGGTCGCCACCCCATTTAAAAAAGCATCTACGGTTAAAGGTTTGACCTAATTGCCATACTCCTTTTAATAACCAAGTTGTTGCGCTTGTGGGGTCAGTACCGTTATAAACAATGGTTTCACCCATATTAGTGACAAATACTGCGTAGTCGTCTGCACCCTGACCAGCATCAAGTGTCCATGTACCCATGGCTTGTAAATAACCGCCATTACGAGCAATCGAGCCAAAATCTAATGCGTTTGCTGCACCGCCAATAGAATTGACATCTAAATACCAGCATTTAAGGGTGTCTTTTTGCGTAAAATACAAACGGCTTTTAAACAAATTGACCGAAATAAAAGTAGAAGAGTCAACCCCTGTAATACCCACAGTAGTGTATGAACCTGCAACTGTAGCATTGGTGGCTGGAGTTGTAGCCATGGTGTAAGTTAATGTATTTGCACCAGTTCTTGTGATAACAAAAGTGCCGTTGTAGTCCGCTGGACTAGCCCCTGACACAGTAATTCTGTTACCTGTAACAAGGTTATGTGCTGTAGCAGTAGTTAAAGTTGCTGTAGTGCCAACAAAGGTAATTGTGCTAATGGTTGCGGCAGTCGAAGTTGTAGCAATGCTAAACCAGCGAGTGCCATCGTAAACCATAGTAGCGTCTGTACCATTACACGCTACCAAGAAATTTCCTGCTGTATTAGAAGTATTTACATGCTGTAATTTATCAACTGTAATGCCTGTATAAACTACAGTAGCAGGGTCAGTAGAGGCGTCATAAATACTTGTGCCAGCAGCCGCAAATAGCTTATTTCCGCCAGTTTTTACTGCATAATTCATAAGGCTATTAACTTTGCCCGTAATGCCCGTAGAAGCCTTTGCATAGCCTTTTCTAAGACTTACGCTTGTAGGGGTGGGGAAAAAATTAATAAGCTGTACAGCGTCAGTTGGCTGCATATTAGCCAATGAGTCTCTAGCGTTCCAACCGCCAATAGGCGATGGTAGACTAGCTGTAGAGGCAGTAAACTTTTTTGGCTGAGATAGCAACATAATTAACTTCCATAACCAGTATCAGGAATATTGGCATAACCAATAAGCACTTTGCTTGGGTATGGCGCAAAGCTAAGGTTAGGCGCACCTTTGTCGTTAGCTTTAGCAATGGTTAAATAACGCTGGTAATCTTGCATTAATGCAGTTGTGTCAAAAGACTTTACTTGGAAGTATTTGAGTTTGGTGTAAAGCACCATAATGCGGTCATCAAACACAGTAGTGTCTGTGTCGGCAGTAAAGCTATTTTTAATAGCACCAGCAGCGCTTCTTGCCCAACCTTTGCTTCTATATTCCCAACCTAAATACTCTTGGGTATTCATAATTGGCCATATTTGGAATTGTCCATCAAGAATACGCCAGCGTACTCGTGGGCCTGTAGAAATATAACCAGACTTTAACCATTGCCATTGTTGTGCGTCTTCTGGCCCTAACATTTCCCAATGTTTTGTCTTATCCCATTGAGTGCGGTCAGTAATAGTTTCAAAGTCATCAGGTAGGTCATAAGCAGTTTGAGCAGCAACAACTGACTGTACTCCATCACCAGTAGCAATTTGGCTCATAACAACAATTTTAGTGGTGTTGTTTGCGGAAACTACATAAGTGTCTTGCGGAATGTTATAGCCACTTAATTGCCATTGGCTTGTAACATTGCTTAAATCTGTGCCTGCCGCAAAAGTTAATGAGGTAGACCCATTAACAGTTGTGGCATTTGCGGTTAAAGATTGTGTGTAGAAACGATATTGCACTTGCAATGACTGCCAATCATGCTCTTTTAATAGCTCATAACCAGCACCATTCATCAGCGCTAATACTTGTTGGACATCTTGGTTAGTGTTTCCAATAACATAGGAAGGCACAGCAAGGTTCAACTCAGCTGTCGTTTGTTGTACAAGTTGCAACATTGTTTGGGACATATTAAGCCTCGGCTACTTTGGTTTTGCGTGTTTTGGGAGTTTTTTCCGCAACAGCCGCAAGTAGCGCTGACATCTGCTCTTGCATAGCAGCCAGCTTCGCATCTGTTTCTGCCTTTATTTTAGCATTTTCTTCCTTTAATGCGTTTAATTCTGCTTCTCTTTGTGCTACTTCGGCAGAATCAGTTGCTAAATTCAAGAAAGCCTTAGCTTTTAGGCGAAAATTATGCGGAGACATACCGGCTACCATACCAATACGCTGTAATTGCTGGTCAGAACAGTCTGCAATAGACTCTACTGTGTGAAATTTAAGTCCACGCAATTCTTCAGCTTGACTACGAGTAACTTGAGGCCATTGCTCTAATGGAGTGCCAATAACATCTTCGTGGCTACCCATTTGGTTTTGGTAATGCGCCCATTGACGGGGAAAGCGTTGTTTGTGGGAATTTTGAGCGTATGTGTCAATTTCTGTCAAATTATCGCCAGGAATCATAATTTTAACAAAATCAAATTCTTTAAAAATTGGTCTGCCAGCTTCATCAGAGGCAATGTCTTGCTTAACGCTTTTCTTATAGAATTGGACTGCTAGTCGTGCATCTGCACCTTGTACATCGCTATCAATAGCCATTTTTAATGCTCCTAAGTGGTTAGGGGGTTATAAAAAAATAAAAGGGACTCCCCTTGTGAGGGAATCCCAGTTTTTACTACATCTTCAATTTTTAGACTGAAGCCTTGCTGAACCAACCATAATCGCCAGAAGCCATTGTGGTAGATGGAGCTTTGTAAGTACCAGCAGAAGCGGTAGCAACAAAAGTGGTTGTGTTAATAGAGCAAGTAGCTGTAGAAGCTGTAATAGCCTCACCAGCTTTTGCCCAAACATAACGCAAACCATCAGAAGCAAAAGTTTCTGCGCCAAGTGGGCCAAATGTTACTAAACCAGACAAAGTTGCTTGTTCTGCAACAGTTTGGATGTCTACGAGGTCTACACCTGCGATAGGGAGTGTTGAAAATGCCATGATTTATTTCCTTTATTAATTAATTAGACGGTATAAATAGGGGTTTCCCCCTATCCATTAACTACCTGTCAAGAGTCCTTGTAGGAAGCTGTTAGAAGTAGTCAAGTTACCAGCCCAACCGTATAACTTCACGATTGCATCTTGGTTAATCGCTTGACGCTCGCCACCGATAGGAACGAAGTTACGCTCTTTGTGTGGGCGTAGGAAAATGTAGTTGGTGTTCAAGAAATACATATATGTTGCTGTTTCTTGTGCGCCATAACCACCACCTAATACC